AGTAGTAGTAATAGTATATATATATTTTGTAATATTAAGTATATTTTTTTAATTGTGGTATAAACACCTTGCAATATTTAAGGCATAATCCCTCGCTAAACATATTTAACCTCTACAGGTAATGCAGTAGTTCCATCCTCTTGTATTTTTCTTGCAGCTTCCTTCATATCCTCTGTAAGCACATCCACAGCCCGGCGTTTGATTGGATCTTTGGATTGAAAAAAATGTTTCAAAATATATTCGTTTTTTTTCCAATCCACACTGCTATTTAAGTCATCAAATAAATCCATAAATGTATTTACATCATCATATAAATAACGACTGCGTAAAGGACATTCATTAATAAAATGAAGAAATGCTAAACAATAATATCCACATGCATCACTCATCAATGATTGAACATCTTTATTCGTATGAGGAATACTAACACCAAAATTGCTCTTCACTTTTTTCTTTATCAATTCTGGTGCTCCAATTCCAAAACTATCAAAATAGATAGCCTCCTTTTTATGATTAGGATACTCAACCACTTGAAAACAAGTCCAATGCGATCCACCATTTATTTTACCATCAATATCCATATCGTTTTCCATATTAATTATATAGGACTTATTCGTTTGCAATTTGTTAGGTAATTCATTCTTAAATCCACAAAATACTAATGGAATACCCATACGGGATGCTAATTCTTCAATTTGTCCGTCTGTAAGCATTTATATATTTATCAAACAAAATAAATATATAACTTTCTCCTAAATAAAAAAAGGGATTTTCCCTCTGTCTTTAGAGACTATGAGAGATTTTACCAATCCTTAATGGGAACCCTTATTATAAACTTAATCTATTTTTTAACTACTTTTAAACCATATAATGCACCAATTGGAACATCATCTTCGCTATTATACCCACCTTTATTATAATCGTCTTCACAATAACTACATCTCCTTTTGCCGTCAATTAATTTGAGCGGATAATAATCTTTGTCATTGCACGCTTCACAATGCACTCCTTCGCACTCGTCCTCATGATGTCTTTTACCACATACATTGCATTCCTTTCCATATTCGCATTCCAAACACATCACTGTATGATATTTGTTGGTGCAACAATTTTTATCTTCGCAACCATAGCATAGATCGGTAGTCTCCTTGATTTGTGCTGGATCTTCGCCACATTGTATGCATATTGGTGCTGCCTCGCTTGCTTTCTTAGCAGATTTCTTTGGTGTTTTTGCCTTAGGTTTCTTGGGTTTTATTTCCAGAACAATTTCCTCTTCTCTATCTTCTTTCGCCTTCGCTTCTTCTTTCGCCTTCGCTTCTTCTTTCGCCTTCGCCTCTGCTTTTTTGCTTTTGGAAATGAACAAATGCTGGATTAATGGTTTCCCATTGAATACAGTCAATGTCGGCAATTTATGCAATTCCAAATCAAATAAAGCATCATTGATTTTAAAATTACCTACATAAGACACTGGTTTATCTCCAAGTTTTTTGATAGAACCTATATATTGATTATTAACACTATAATGGGCTGGTTTGGTATTTCCCTTTTTATCAGTGTATGGTTTAATGACTGACATTAAACCAACATCTTTGCTTTGACATTCAATCCAGATCTGTCCCATTGGATGAGATACATAATCCCAAATCTGGGTTGAAACCACTTCATGCAAACCATTTGCATACAAGCATTTCCATGCATCCACCATAAAACATTGATTAAAATTACTTACATCTGCTGTATAATTTTTTAATCCAACTTGTCTTGATACTTCAGTCTTTAAACCAATGACAAGAGGAGTTGTAGCTTGATTAGCACCGCTACCTTTGGTTAAATCGTTTGACATTTTTTGCACTTAATATGATATAATTGTCTTTCAAATATTTATAAAAAATAATTTCAATTTTTTTCTTTTCATATAAAAAAATGATTTCACTAAAAAAGTAATATAACTTAATATAAACCTTGACCTTTCAATGCTGCCAAATGAGGAGGCAATTGGGTATGAAATTGGAAATTAGCACTTGCATTTTGTGATTGTAAAGCGGGTGGTAATCCAGCATTACTTACTGACATTAAAGCACCACGACCCATGACCCCATAGCCACGACCAGCATAGAGACCTTTGCCAGCACCAGCGTATAATCCAAATCCACTCGTGCCAGAATAAAAACTATCTTCTGCCGCTTTTTGAGCTGCTGCTTGTGCCGCCTTAACAGCATCATAACTTTGTTTCACTGATTTTGCTTGCTCGTATAAATCTGGATTAGTAGTCTTCAAATAATCTGTTCCCATACTTGTTAATTTATCCTTGGCGACACCCATTAAGGCATCTTTACCAAAAGAAGCACCAGCTTTTTTCCCACGATAATCAGATGGTTTGCTAATGTATCCTTTCGCTGCACTTGATAAAGCAGCAGTTGCTTCGGGGGGAACCCCATAGGCTTGTGCTGCCATGGCTGCAGCATCTATTCCTTCTTGAACTAATGGTTCAAATGCTTTGGCGATACTGTGTATCTCTTTAACTGCTTTCTTTCCAAGCAATTTCTTGGCAGCACGATCTACCTTCTTTCCAAAGATGGAACCTCCTTCCACACCTTTATTAGCGGCAAGTTCTTCGGGAGATAATTGCACGATTGCTCCTTTACCACTTCCAAAAGATTTTGTAATATGATTGTATTTATGGGGATGAACAATAAGATTTATTCCTTCGCCCTTTACAATGCGAACTGAATGACCATTCCTTAATCTTGACAATTGCTTTGGGGAAGCACTGATTTTAACTGCTTTAAAACCTTCCATTATATTTTAGTGTGAGATAAAAAATAATGGTATTTGATGAATTATGAGATAAAGCACTATTTCGCCTAAACTCTGGCTCCGGATAATATATCTATTGAGACTTCCACGCCATACTCAATGAAACAATATAGATCCACTGCCTTTGCAGAAGAGTTGAGACCAATAATGCTAACAGATTTAGGCACACTTTCCTCTACGGGTAACATGCGACTGCAATTGACATAGTAGTAGCAATATTTCTGTTCAAAGTCCAACTTACCAACAAGAGATGAGGTGAGACCATCTGTCATATCCGCATTAACAGCATTGCATCCTTGGAGTTGATTGATGAACTGCTCATACGAAAAGCGTTGTGTATTATATATCATGTTTTGACCCGCTACAACCACATTGAAATTGGTAAGCAAACAAAGAGGACTGGTAGTTCCACCTCCGCAATCATCGCAAGGAGATTGGATAGGAAGAAGACCCGCATTTGCAGCACTTGTAAAGAAGGGCATAATAAGCACGCTCTTGATATTAGCAATACCGTTTGTCAAAAGATTATTAAAAGTTCCGCCAGCTGGAACGCTCAACACTTGATATTGGTAAATATCGGTATAGACCACTTTCTTAACGGGAGAAGACAAATAAGCAGTCTCATACACTGGGTTAAAAGTGTAAGCGGGGACATACAACTGAATAGAAGGGGTAAAAGTGTTTGATCCAAGTGCTTGCTGTGCTTGCACGGGAGGACGACCAACACCAATAGAAGCAGTTAGAGTTCCAGCAGCATTGAAATCCAAAGCAGCTACACCACCGCTATCAGCTGTTTGTGCAGCAATCATGATTGGAGAAACTCCACCAAGAGGACTATTTACTGATACGGTAACACTTGTCCAATCTGCTCCCTGACCACCAACAGATACAAGAGAGGTAGAGGTTTGATTGAGATTGAGGGTCATTTTCATAAAAACACCTTTCAAAAGGGGGACATTCTGGAAGAAATTGTGGATGTGTTTTAAATGCACTGTAGCAAGAATAGACCACTGAATACCAGCGGCAACCTTTACTGAAATATAACTTTTGTATTGTTGTTGAGCACTTTGTGCTGTTAGCAAATCACTAAAAGGTCGGAGACCAGCAGCGCTTCCCGAACCTAAAACAACACCTCCAGTTAGGGCATCTGGATCGTAAGAAATATATTCTTGTCTGCGTAGAAAACCGAGATTTCCATATCTAAATCCCATAAATTGACCAGTCACATCAACACCAGCTGGTCTATTAACATTATTGCAAGTTCCTACACCAATCAAAGGATCACCAGCAGCAACACCACCAGCACCAGTAGTAAATCCCCAAGACAATGCATCATCGGGGTAAAAACCCATTTGTGCTCCATTTGTAATTAAATCTTGAAATGATAAGGTTGTCATTAATTTAAAAGTATTCCAGAGACCAACATATGGTGTCTGTTGCACAATTGTAGTTCCGTTGTAATCAAGTGTGAAAGAGTGGATGATGGAACCATACCAATTTTTAAGACCGAATGCCATATCAGCACTGGTAGCAGCAGTCTGAGGGGCAACTAAAATTGCACCAGCAATGTTGGAGGCAGTAAGCACCAAAGGGATTGCTAAATAGGCTTCCCGATAATTCATATACTTATTACTGTTCGCCAACTGGGAAGTATCAATGACAGACTGGTTACCATTATAGTTTCCATTTTGGTTATCAAGTATATTCAACCAATCTTTCTTCACGAATATTTGAGGAGTTCCTTCGCTCATAGAGGACATATCATACACTAAAGTATCACCGCTCATTATATAATGGATTAAGATAAAAAAATCCATTAAATACTAATAACATCCACTTTTGGAAAAAGTGGAGCAAAAAAAAACCTTCCTAAATTAAAGGATGGGGTCAAAGGGGAAACCTCTAAAGGGACTGGCGTTGCTGGTTTCCCTTTATTACATGGAAAATTGTATATTCTTGGGTTTCCTTAATTTAATTTCGGGCTTTACCACTAATTTTGAAAGTTTATCCTCAATTGCTCCTCCTAAACCTAACCCCATTGTTTTTCGCCCTCCACTCATTAATTTTGTTGGTGCAGATACACCCTTTCCCGTAGTTGCTAAATAATCTTCCATTGAATGATAAGAAGAACCAGATCCAGCACCACCTTTATCTAAAAGCACAGAACCCATACCAGTTCCCCGACCTTTATTAGTAATAACACGCCCACCCGCCATCGTGTGTGGTCTAAATAACATTTGTCGTTGAGGCATTTATATATACCCTTAAGATTAAAAATTATCACTCTTCTTCTTTTTAAGATTTCTTAATCTAATTAATCCCATCATAATAGCATTAATTTGTGTGAGTTGTTTATGAATATCCTTCTCCTCACCTTCCTCCTTTCCCGTCTTAATATCGCCCATCAGTCGTAGTTGTTCTTTACTAAAATCTTCCCACATTTTATTGAGTGATTGTTCCGTAATATCGCAATTCATTATGTATTATGCCAATAAAATAATTTTATCCTAAAAACGCCCTCTTTTCTTTGGTGTTTTTGCCTTATGTTTATTGGGTATTATTTCCATCTAAAAACGCCCAGATTTTCCCATTGATGGGGCATTCAAACTCATTATATTGCTACCTAATTCTAATTTTTGTCGTGTTCCCGCAGCAGCACCGCTATCGTTAATAATATCATCTACATCACGAATTAACATAATAATTGTCATATTTGGATCTCTTATATATATTTGTTGTCCAGTATTAGAAAGAAGTTGCAATCGCAACTGGTTATACATTCCACTTAATACTTTATTAAAGTTAAATTGAGCTGGTTTTTCAATAATTAAAGCACCAAAATTAACGGATGGTGCTACTGAATAAATAATAGAGGAAGGAACTGAGTATTTGTTATCAATACCCGAAACACTTACTAAAAGGTTGCTATTTGGTTGCACTTGTGGGGCAATGGAGGATAAATACGATAAGGTTGTTCCAACGCCCGTATTCTGTGCGGTGGCGAACCCAGCGGTGTATCCAACAATTTCATTAAACTTGGCGGGATAGGTAATGATTGGATTAAATGTCGCAGCGGGAAACACGAGACCAGCTGGATTAGTCCATCCAACGGGTAATGCGGTAGGAACAGCGTATGTGTTGGTTTGCACAGCATAGCGAGTTGGATTAATAATCATTTCAGCATAATAAACATTTTGTCCAGCACTATCCACGAGATAATGTCCGTTGGCGATAAAGGTGAATTGTAAGAAACTATTAATTTGTGCGATTTCATATAGACCATCTGGAATTAAAACATTGAATGTAGTTGGAACACCAGCAACGATCCAATTGTAAGTGAATAAATTGTTGTTATAATTAGCATTAATATTGTCCCATGAATAATACATAAAAATGTTAGAAATGGCAAGATATGCACCAGTTAAATCAACCGAATTGGGGAAATTATATATAAGTGTATTGTTGAAACCGTTATTTACAACATTGGATTGATTGAATACTATGGTTCTCATTTATATATAAGTTGGACAAAATAATTTCGCTAAACTATCTTTTAATTTTGCGAGATGCCTTAATAGAGGGCATTACTGGAGGCAAATAACTTCTTACATTGCTGCCTCCAAAGCGGAATGGGACTGTTACATATTCTTCAACTGGTAATCTATCAGTGATAGTTCGGGGACTAAATCCTCTCCATACTAAACCTCCATCAATGTCTTTTACGGGCATTATATAATTAAGGTGGAGATAATATTTTGCAGTAAAAGGATCAAAATCTATTGTTTAGTTGTTTAGTAAATAACGCCTCAAAGAATATCGGTTGGCACTTACGATAATTTAACGGTTAAGGTATTTTTCCCCAATTGCGAAATTGCGAAAAATATTGAAACATTTCTGGTCTTTATTGCCAACCCCCAACTACCAAGTGCCAACTACCGGAAGATGGTAGAAGGGGAATGCCCTATGCGTGAATTAACTTGAAAAGTTTCATTATTTTTCGCTTTTTCGCAAATGCAATAGATAGGGGGTAATAAGGAGGATCCTTTTTTATCGTAAGTCCGCCACGATAATATTTAGTAAATAACCACTCAATTATTTAATAGTAAATTAATATTATAAATACTTATAATATAAATGTTAAGCGGAATTATTATTGTTGTTTTGGTTATGCTTGTATTCGCCACCGTAGGAGTATATGCATACTATATTGCATATGTTTAGAACTTAAAGGGAATAAGTTAATTACTTTAAATGAATATTCCAGAACTACTTAAAATCCAACAAGAATTAGCAAGAGAATATAGAAGACAACAAGCAGAACGCAAGTTGGCGAAGAATAGAGCGGAAAAACATAGGGCAAAAGTTAAGAAAGAACACCTCAAAGACAATCAGATTTAAATACCTCAAAGCCCAACAGACATCATGTCATACAATAATTCATTGACTTCACGGCGAGGGATGCGACCATCTTTACATAACTTCAACAATTTCAATTTAAACTCCTTTACAAGTTCCTTATTATCATTACCAGCAAGGATTTCACCCTTTAAAATGTCAAATCGTTCCATCTCTTTTTGTTGAGCATCTTTATTTGGTGCAGGGATTTTGATACGATCATTGATACGAGATTTACGAGCTAAATTATGCATAAATCCACGCTCTTCATCATTCATTTCCAATATATCATCATAAGAGGGTATAGAACCACCAACAATCTTTTTTATACAACTGCTAACTCTTTTTGACATGCGATGAGTAGGAAGTTCGGGAACACTTGCACCACACGGTTTCTTAATACTAAAAATATCATCATCTAATCTATTAACATCCATTTTATAACGACCAAATGGAATATAGTCTGCTTTGGCAACCCCTTGGGGCATTACTGTTTTTGGTTTTCTTGCTAAACCACATCCACTAATACCAGCTCCAGCGGTTTGAGCCATAATATCTCGTAAATATTCCCATTCTTGTGGATGTGCAGCAACCCATGCAATATAATCACTTGCTTTAGAACCAAAAGTTCCACCATATGCCCTTGGTCGTTGAGCATTTCCAATCATATCCCATATTTGTCTTCTACGATCTAATTGGTCTTGAGATAAATTGGGTTCTTCTTTTAATTGACGATATAACTCTTCTTTAATATTTTTCCATAATCCTCTCACTATTCCAGCAGATAAAGTAGAAATATCTTGGGGTATTGGTGTGCTTTGCATAGCAGATACATAACTTTGATCCGCTGTTGGTGTTGCTCTTCTACGAATAGTTTGTGTTTTTACTGCAGCAGCAAGAGGTTCTATTGCTTCACTCACAGTTGGTTCAACACCTCCCGTTTGAGCAAAGTTTTCTTTATATCGCTCCAAAAAGTTAAGGAACACTTCTGCTGGAACCCCAGTTTTAAATCGTCCGCTTAATCCCTTCTCAATACCCGTGAATTGTTCATAAGCAAAACGAACATCATCGGGTGTCATTTGTCCTAATATGGATGATACTTCACCTCCATCAGTCAATTTTAATAACTCACTACGAAGTAATACCTTTAATCCTTCTACATCTGCAAGTTTATCTGTAATACTACGAGTATCCAATGGTTGTGATGGTTGTCCCGTTTGCTTAAATAACTGATTAGCTGCAGCGTTCTTTTGATTGTTTTGCGTCTCAACTGCCAAAGTTGCTAAATATTGCTTTCTCCATTCTTCCTTAGAGGGTTGCTTTATACTCATTATACTATAGCTTAACATAAAAAATAATTAATTACCACTAATTATTTTCTAAACACCTTAAATAACAAAAAAAAGATTTACATGAGTTTTTTTACATTTATCTTTAAATACTAATATTTGCAAACATATTAAATTATCCTAAATAAAGTCGGTTAGCGAGTGGATTATTTCCTAAATATTACAAGGTATTTATGCCTCAATAAATAAAGTCTTAATCATCCTCCTCCTCCTCTTCTGGTTTTAATCGCCATCCTCGTATTCGCCATGCATGTTTATTTGTATCATTATAGCACACACTCTTGTAAAAGTTATTCTTCATAAAGAACTGCTCTATGTCTTCCGCCTTATACTCTTTTTGTTTTGATTTTGGTAATTCTGCAAAATCTTTTGATTTGCGAATATGAGATGCTATTTTTGGAAGCGTCCAATCCTCATCTCCCTTAGCTTTTGCATTCCAACCTATATATTTGTCCTTGTTCTCTTCGCACCTTAATTCAAATAGCGTTGTGAATATATTGTGAATGTCATATGAGTTTTGCAGATATGTCAAAGATCGTTTCTTTACACTGTCGGGTTTGAATGCATCTACATTGTATCCTTTCTCCTTTACCATCAACAAATTACTAATCAATATATTTAACATTGTGTTTTTATTCACGATTGACCCTATCAACTTTTCCTTCAATCCAGCATCCAATTTATAGATATAGTTGGTCTTGCCAGTAGTCTCATCCCATTCTTCTTCACTGATACAAAACTTACTACCAAACAGAATATCATTAATGCGTTCTGCGTCTGCATCTTGTGGTGCCTCACTAAAATTGGGTTTTACATTTGCTTCACAAACAAAAGTTCCACATAACTTTACATTTGATTTATTGCTATTACACATACGAGCAGATGTATTCCCACCACCAGTCAAATCCTTTATTACCGAGTTGTGAAAAGGAGCGTCCTTCGGTGGTTCTTTACTTACAATATATCGTTTCTTATCCAATTTTGCAAGTTCCGGATTAGGACCACTACTGGTTTTCTGCTTTTGGCTCTCGCTGAAAATTAAAGGTGATACATTTGTAAAATATGATCCAAAAACCTTTTCTAAAAACTCATTGGTGAGACCCTTACCATTGCGTCCCGCACCATTGAATACAAAGAACTTTTCAATTGCTCTACCCGACATTCCAGTTGAAATAATTTTGAAGAAGTAATTGCGGAGTTCTTCATCTGGAAATATTTGTTTGTAAATATTCATTATAAAGTCAAAGGAGGAAGTGTGTTCTGACGATATATCGCTTTCCTCCACTTGACGGAAGACTGGTTCTATCATTTTTTTTCCTTCCACCTCTTTTTCTTTAGTTCCAGTTTGCACTTTGAAATCAAGTATCAATGGAGTGAAATCATATCCGCAACTGAAAGTGATAAAGTCATCAAAGCGGTATGGACGGAAACACTCATCTTCAATATCAATCACACCATTTTCGCATCCAAATAGATCTGGGTTTGCGTCAAACTCCAATGTATAATTCGCCATCAATGTTTTAGCTACAGAAACACATGCACTCACTCCACCAGCAGATTTGAGCATGAAAATGCGTTCCTCCATCGCTTTTTTTGTCTTTTCCCAAAGATTATAATTACTGTCTGGTTCATCGCCTTCTTCAAATACAATGTCTGCATATTCAGCGTCCCATTTCTCCATTATGCCTCGCCAATATTTTGGAACCTCATACATAATTGCTTTTCTCAATGGGGCATCACTTTTTTCCCAACGGGTATCATTCCAACCATACCAATCGCCTTTGCTACTATCCATTTTCTCCACTGAATATATGTAATGGTTTGGTTTAATTGACATTATGGTTTCAATAATACCACAATCTGCATTATTCAATGTATCTCTAATTATCTTACAATCTGCTATTAAGTCTTCATTTGGTTTATCATCGTCATCAGCTTCAATCCATTCGTCCAAATTATACACTTCTTCAAATGGTTTGTTTGTCCATTCCAAACGAAATCCAGTCAGTTCAAAAGTCTTCTCGTTCAATAAATCTACAACAGCCTCAATACCTCCTTCATAAGCATCAACATTCTCTTTTAATAATTTAATGCCATCGTATTCATATGCACCTACAGCTACGGGAGTATTTATTCCAGTGTGTTTCATTAATGGAGTTTGATTAATTAAATAGCACATGACAGCTTCTACAATTCTGCTTTCATATTCTTGATTATACAAAGCGAAGAACGATCCAAGCACTTTGTTTTCTTTGACTTCTCCACCGTCCTCCTTTTTTTTTCTTGCTGTTTCGTAAAGTGATGTATTTTGTTTCTTTGCTCGTTCCGCAATGTCTTTTAGTTCTCTTTCAAAAAGGATGATGAACTCTAATGCTGGTTTATTGGAAATCTTGTTTTCCATGCACCAACCTCCAAATGTTCCAAAGAAGCATAAACGGATAAATAATTCCTTGGCAGTGTCCTCGCTTACACCGTAATGTTCTGCAACCATTCTTTTGATTTGCGAACGCTCAACACAATACCGTTTGATAATTGGGCAAGGGATATTATTGCTCTCACACAAGTTTCGTATAATTTGTGGTTGTGCATTGGAAATATCAAAATCATAGTAGATACCATTAATCAAAGAGTTACGAATAACTCTGCGAATGCAAGATAGACCAAGTGACTTGTATGGAAAAGCACGACCCCATTTATGCTTTGGTTTTCCATATTTGACAGCTACAGCACCTAATACTTTATTGTAATTTTGTAAATATTTTTGGATTTGGTCTTTTTCATTTGCATATTGCTCCATAATCAGTTTCTTATGAAAGTCCCAATTGTAATCCTCCCCCCATGACAATAGCAATAAATTGCTTTTGATGAGTGCCTTTATTCTTTTAATTGGGATTACTTCTAAAAGCGTAATACCGTCTAATACAGAGGATCGTTTTGAAAGCATAAGAGGCAATGAGTTCATCGCTAAGGTTTCCATTCTTATATATATACTATAGAGATTTTTTTAAATTGTTTTAAACTTAAATATATTGAGGGAATATTGCCTAAATATATTTTAATAATTTTATTTCAATTTTTCTGTTTTTCCTAAATATTTTAGTGGAAATATACAATTATAATTGTATTAAAAATATTTAGTATCCTCAATTATTTCTTTATCATGTTCTGTATCTGGTTTGAGTGAAGATGCAATTTGAATGATCTCATTAAGTAAAATGGGTTCTCTGTTTTTCAATGAGATGATAAGATTTTTGAGCTTGAACATTTCACCAGCATATTCGCCGTATTTGGAAAGCTCATCTTCAGTTAAACCTTTCTTTTTGTAGTATTTAACTTTGTCTAAATTGCGAATATGTCCTAAATGGTTCTCTCTATATTCTTTGTAATATTGCGACAAGTCGGCAGTTTTCTTTACTTTGGGTTCTCTATTTAACACAGACATCTTAATATATTATACAAAGATTTTTTTAAGTGAGTTTAAACTTATATTATTTGAGGTATTTGGGTATAAATCGCTAAATATTATCGGAGAGATATCCTTATATTATGAAAGTGATGAGTGAGAAGTGAGGTGAGGGTTGCATTAGTGGCTATATAAATGTAAAAAAAATGAAAAAAGTTAAAAATTATCCATTTTTTATTTTTTTTTTCTTTTCCATACTTAAACCCGAAACCACTCCTCACTTCTCACTCCTCACTTTCATAATATAAGGATAATATAGGATTACCATTACCTTAACCGTTAAATTATCGTAAGTGCCAACTGATACTTTTTAAGGTTTTTTTTCTTCATGCATCTAA